CCAGGTCAATCGCTACTTGCGCTCCGGTGGCGTTGGCAACACTGTCATAGGCACGGATACCGCGGTGGCCGCCGTCGCCCTCACCCCAAGCGCCGTTCAGCGTCAGGACGCCCTTCGCCGGCGCTAAAATCTCCATGTTGGCCCCAAAGGTGTTGTCCAGCACATAGGCCGGGCAATCCGGCACGTCGATGCCAAACAAGGCCGCCACATAGACGCCCTGCACGCCCATGCGGTTGTACAGCTCGTTTTCGATGCTGCCGGGCGCTGCCACCCCCAGGGTCTTGATATAGCCGTTATGGGCAATCTTGATACCCGTCAGCGTCGGCGCGTTGACCATCGCCGTATCGCACAGGCTGGTAACATCTTCCTCATTCATGGTCAGCGTTAGGTCGATGCCCGACGTTTCGCAGGAAAAATCCCACTGATCCACCAGCAAGCGCGCTAGCGTCCCTTTGACAGCCATTATCCGCCCCCTTCATCAATCGCAATATGGCAATTCAGGATCAGGCCCGCCAGCGCAATCAGCTTGCAGGCCAGCCAAAAGCGCAGGCGCAACTCATTGGCGCGCTTGACCCTGACGCGGACGACGACGGTACTCATCAAATCCACCATGTCTAAATTTGTCATCCGCTCACCTCCAATGTCGCCACAATCGCCTGCACGGGCGAGGCGTTGCCAATCAAATCCTCATCCGTCGTCAGCGTGTAATTGTCCATGCCCAATGCCGCCGCGTTACTTTCGAGCGCCGCCGCCAAGCTGTCCATCATTTGTACCGTCAAGGCGTCGTTGGTTGCTTGCGTGTCGAGGTTAATCATCTGCACGGCAATCACCACTTCGAGCGTCCCGTGGCGCAAATCCTGCCCATAGGTCAAGGTGGCGATGGCGCGCGTGCTATCCGGCAAGCGCGTATACATCTGCGGCAAATCGGCGGCGTTGACCTGGCGCGGGCGGTAGGCGCTTTGGCGCTTGACGCCCGCCACGGAGAGCGCCGCCACTTGTGCGACCAGAGCTGTCAAAGTTGTGAAGGCCATTAGAGCACCAGCCGCTTATACGGCTCAAGCAAGGTCATCACGTCCGCCGGGATGCGCGTGGGCGCAATCGTGGCGTTGCCGACAATCACAGCGCGGTCAAGGTCAAGCGCGTTGTCACGCCCACGGTAGTACCAGGTTGCGAGGCGCTTGGTCGCCTGTTGGATGTTGGCATCCGCCGTCAGGCTATAGGCCCATTTGCCGGTAACGCGGATGGCATCCTCAACCGAGGTCGTCCACGTCCATAAGACTGGGCGATTAACCTTGAGCGTGATGCCATAAAAGGGCGTCATGTTATTGGGTTCGGTCACGTAATCCGCCGCTACCAGTTGATAGCCGTCGCCGTTGGTGATGCTGGTGATGGCGCACAGCGGCCCATCTAGATATAGCGTGCGGTAACGCACATCCTGCGTCGGGTCGTAGTAGCGCGTATCGTCCACCGTCGCCTCGAAGGGCTGATGACAATAGGCGTCAACGGCGGCCTGCGCTGCCGCCAACATCGTGGTTAGGAGCGCATCGTCGCCGCTGGTGCTGATACCGGCGTAGGCTTTAAGGTCGGATAGCGTCACGTAGCTCATTCTGGTAAGCCCATCGAAACCCTTTGCACTTGCGAAGCGATCACGTCAAACCAATAAATGTCCGGGTCGGCGTTGAAGATGGCGTTAATGAAATCAAAATCGCTCGTATACTGCGCGCCGCCAAAGACGGGCGCAAAGCGTTGCCATAACTGGCGCTTGACGATGTAGGCGCTGCAGCCGATGTAGCTGATCTGCGGCTCATGCTGCCAATGGTCATCATCCGGTAGCACGCGCCCGTTGCGATGATCCATCCTGACCATGATCACGTTCGGCTTGTGTTCGCTGACGATGGCCTTGACCTCCTGCACCAAGCGCGGCCTGATACATTTGTCGTCGTCGTCCAGCAGCCAGATATATTCGCCGCTGACATAGGGCGCAAAGTTGGCAAGCGCCGCCTGTGCCGCGCCCACGCCGCGCCCCTCGCCATCAATCAAAAACGTCTGCTGCCAATCCGGGTCGGTCTGCGCCTCAAGGCTGCGAATGTTGCTCCACAGCAGGCGCGGGCGACGAAAACATCTCGTCAGCACCTGGAGAAAGGCCATTAGTGGCGCGGCACCTTTGGCGCGGTGGGTAGCTCACCCATGCCGGGCGCTTGCTCGCCGCTACGTGGCGCCGGCGTCTTGCTGCCCATCTCCACATAGCCCAACGCCTCCAGTTCTTTGGCCTTTTCGGGCGTCATCTCGTAGGTTTCGCCCTCAATCAGGCTCATGCCGCCGCCCTCCACGATCACGTTGACCGACTGAACACACGTCACCGTGACCATTCCCTCAGAACCACTTTTTTGAGTTTCCAAAATAACCCCCTTATCAATGTGTCCACAGCGCACATCAAAGCGCGCTAGTTGCAGCACTTCTTTTCGTACACAATCGAGCGCAAACGGCATATCGGGCGCATGGTCGCTGCCGTCCTGCCGGAACGGAATCGCCTCTAGCACGGAACGGCGGATCAGCGTACAGCCAAAGCCGCAGCCGCTGACACGCCCCACGCCATCGGCTCGGTAGCGTTGCAGTTCCGCCGGGTAGCGTTGCAAGCTCATGCCCAGCCCGCTTGTGCCCTCAAAGCGCCAGGCGTTCAGAACACCTTCCGGGCGCAGCGGGTAGGTGCCATAGACCACCGGCGCCGGCGTGTCACAGAGCGCCTGGACGGCATGAACCGGCAAAATCATGTCATGCTCCACCGTCAGCAGCGCGTCGTATGGCCCGCTAAGACACATCTCCCGCGCATAGCTGTACTGTGCCAAGACGTTACGCATATCACGCCCCGGATAGGGGTTGCAGCGTCCTATTTCCCACGTCAGCCAATGCCGCGTCTGTTGCGCCACGATGGAGGAAGCCGTTTCGTGGCGCAACAAATTGTCATAGGTCGGTGTGAAAATCAGGACGCTGGCCCGGTCGATCATGGCGTAGGTTCGCTAGGCGCTTTCTTTGGCTTGGCTTTACTCTCAGACACTTCTTCGAGTTCCTCCGGGTAAACCGCGGCCTCGCTGGGCATGAGTTCGACGGTTTCGCCTGCCTTGAGACTCGCCCAAACCTTGCCATCCTTGACGCGGTACGTGCGTTTTTCTTCCTCTGCTTCTTCCATGATTAGGTTCCCATCTGGCTATAGAGGATCGCTTCTGCTTGGAGAACCTTGTAAACCGTGCGGAAGTAGTAGTGCAGGCGCAATTGGCCCGTGTTGGCGGCGCTGTAGGGGTCGCGCAGGAAGGTAATATCCGGCGCAAGGCGCATCCCCATATAGCTAAAGTTGCCGAACAAGGCCGCCTTTGCGCTGGCGGCGCTGGTCGCCATCGTGGCGCTGTTATAGAGCGGATAGCCAAACAATTCGCGACGGCTCAAGGCGTCCGGGCCATCTGCCGGCGTCGGGATAAACTGGAAGTAGTTGCCGGTAAAGCCGCGGATCAGACCTTCGACGGATTTATTCAGCACCCAAACGGCGTTATCCTCGTAGCCCTGCGGCAGCGCATAGACCAATGACGGGATGTTGCCGGCGACAATCGGGTTGCCCCAGGCCACGCCCAGCGTGCCATTGGTGACGGCCTCGGTGACGAGCAGCGTGTTATGCGTTTTCGCCATGCCCTGCCCGACGAAGGTCGCCAGGAAGTTCATCAACTGGGCATCCTCATCTTCCATCAACTCCCAGGACAATTCGATGCGCTTGGTGTACTTGATCAGCGTCATCGCCGCCTGTGCCAAGACCGGGCTATCACGGTCGGTCGTGTTGCCTTCGGTCGTCGCCACAAAAGCGCCGTCCTTTGCGCCTTCAATCGGCACATTGACCGTCAAGCCCTTGCCGGGGATTTGGCGCACGCCAATCTTGGGGTAAAGCGCGTCCTCACGCAGCTTGCCGATGATCTGGTTGTACATGCCCACCGGCACAGCGAAACCGCCCTGCGCCGGCGTGCCTTCGGTCATCGGGTTGTTGTTGGACGCCTTGAGGCTGTTGATGCCGCCGGCGTCGCCGCTGCGGATGTAGTGGGCAAACGCTTTGGTTTCGTCGTCTCCCAGCTTGGTCTTGGTGTTCATCATGGGTACGGCGATGTCAGCCGCTTTGACCGGCTGTGCTTCAAGCCAGGTCATCACCGGCGCTAATGCTTCCGTCACCTGGCTCTTGACCAGGGCGGTCATT